TCTTCGTATTCGGTTTCCAATCCGCCTGCCATATGAAGCCAGCAGTTTGCGTCGACACCTGAGATAAGTATCTCACGGTCGTCTTTGGATAGGAACGGCAGGGCTTCTTGGATTAGATACTCCCCGCTTTGCCATTGGGATAGCCCAACCATTGTTTGGTTGAACAATTCGTCAGGCACAGTCACGGTGTGTTTAGCACCGCAGATTGCGCACTCCTTATTGCTCGTGATTGTTGCGGACATTGCTTTCCTTCCCGCAGTTGGTATCTGACCAACTGCTGTTGATACCTACCACCTTACCTTTACGCCAAGAAACCGTACTAAACCTTGTAATAGTGTGTATCGTGTGAAAGGGTGTGCAAGCATGCTAAGCGCAGCACCGCCCACCCTCCGGATCAGTAGGCAATAAAAAGCCCCCAGACCTGTGTGGTCTGGGGGCTTGCCTTGCCAGGCGTGTTCGGGCTATTAGCCGTGAAGGGCAAATAATGTTTCTTCAGCAACATACAAGTGCGTCACTAATCCCTGGTGGTACTTGTGACATACTTTCATAATGCTGATAGAGCCTGTCGTTGTGGCTATCTTCTCAGTTGCGCTGACAAGTGCGTCAAGTTCTTCTTTGTAATCTATCACGAACTTTTCCCACAAGTTTTCGACAGTTTCATCTAGTGAAATAGGGTCGTATGGCTTCATCTTCAGCAGTTGCTTAGCAATGCTGTGAAGTACCATACGAGCTTCACTCCTTGAAAGTATCAAGGTTGTGTTCTCCTTTCTTTTATTCGTAATCCCAAGCCAGACGCTTGGCGATAAGATAATCTTATGTTTACGCCAAGAAACCGTACTAAACCTTGTAATAGTGTGTACCGTGTGAAAGGGCGTGCAAGCATGTTATGCACAGCATCGCCCGCCCTCCAAAAGACAAAAAAAGAGTGGGGCGCACACACTCAGAGGGTAAGTGTGTGCGCCCCAGTATCTCTTGTTCACCTGCGCCTCCTTGGGCTGGTGGTGGTGGGTTGGGTGTGACTATCGCTTGGTGCTACGCAACCACGCAACAGTCACGGTAAGGAGAGTTGCCGAGACTACGATAGCGTAGCCAAGGTACTCGCTCACCTGAACGGTGATGTCCATTGGTATCTCCTTTCTGAATACCACTCTATGTTTAGCCCAAGAAACCGTACTAAACCTTGTAATGGTATGTATCATCTGAAAGGGAGTGCAAGCATGCTAAGCGCAGCATCGCCCTCCCTCGAAAACACAAAAAGAAAAGGGAGGGGCTTTCGCCCCTCCCCAGTCCCCAGCAGTCTAGCGACCACTGAACATACGGCGCACATTTCGTGTGAAAGTGACACCCCTCTGATACTCTGCCCAGTCGGTAAAGATAAAGGGAAGTTTCTCAGGCTCGCTCCCGATTACCAGCACCTCGTTCTGTTGCGTGAGCGTGCCGTCTGGGTTGATGAGCCTCACGATGAGGGAGTACGCATCTAATGGAGCGTTCTCTCGCACCGAGTAGGGAAGCCACACATCGTTGCCGATGGGAACCTCGATTACATTACCGAAGTAGTACTGCATCGCATTACCTCCTTGCAACTACTTACATTTCGTTGCTGTTGATACCTACCACACTAGTATTGCATCAAGAAACCGTACTAAATCTGCATTAGACGATGCCTCACGAACACGGTTGTTCAAGCATGCTAGTCGCAGCTTGAACACCCGCATTGACCCGGGGAGACAGACAAAAACAGTAGGTGCTGAAATATGAATGTAACTCTCTAAAAATATGTACTAAAGTTTTGGGTGAGATCGGGCGGGATGAAAAAACCGCTACACATGAGAAACGCACCGAACTTGCGTCCGATGCGTCCCTCACCTATAACGGTCCCAAGCAAACGAGTTGCCATCACGAGTATAGATGGCGGGTTATAAAATAAATAATTATCTTCTTAGGGTATATAACAAAATAATTTGTTCACATAAGGTTCTAAAAAATTCGGGGTTTAATGATTTTCTCCAGATGTCGCAGACATTGTGTGTATAATGTACCCATGACCTTTGATCAGTGGCTCGAATTGGGTATAAAAAACAGTTGGTGCGGTCCTGCGGTGTGCTATACACACGATGGGCTCCCCATGACGCAGGCAGAAGACGATGAATTCAACGAAGGCAGCGATCCCTGCATGCATATTTTGCGGTTGTATGAAGATGTTGATATGAAATTAGCCGTTGAAGAGAGCCATTCACCCTCGGTGTGGCGAAATCTCCGGCGCGATCCCAGTTAACCCCGGCATTTTAGGCTCGCAAGCGCCACAAACCATCGATTATGCAATGATATTTGGGTTAGTACACATCTTTTTTCGCCACCGACTCTATGGTATCTGATTGATACCACGACGAAAGTTGATATTTAGGGCAAAACGGAAGGAATTATGCACCGGACTGCTGCCGGCGTGCAACTTAAACCCATCGAACAGCACACCTCGCCCCATTTTGGGCTCTATGGCATCTGTAAGCTCGTATTTTTCGTTAAAGAAGTATGTTGGGCCATCTGAGTCATTAATGTAATATAGAAAAACCTCGTGCGGCACCTTTCTTCCGTCTTCATAAGCCATATCCGTATGTGCAACCTGGGATTGGTAGTTATTGTACCCGGGAGATGGGAAGGTTACATTTACTTTTACCCGAAAAAGGGTGATGGGTCCAAGCCAGCTTTGTAATTTATCAAAGATCGGTCGAATAACTTTGATATGTGGGGATGAATTCTCTTCGCCATGCATGTACATAAAGTGAGTAAGCTGCTGCGGAGCGTGAACTTTGTCTTTTAGTAAACTATCTTCATTAAAGATATGAGTTGGATAGATCCGATAGGGCATTTTATTGCCACTTACGTATTCGTAAAGCTCTTTCTGCTCTTCTGAGCTAATAAAATAATTAACTACTTGCATTGTCCCGCCGATGCTGCTCTAAAACTACTTCCAAAACCACTCATTGGCTTTATCCTGATCATAAAAAGATGGACGATTTTCACCTAGTGATAGATTTGGCTTATTGTCTTGGTTATTAATACCGTAGTCATACCGGTCATCGTCTGAAGTGATCCACTTGTCTCCATCTTCTACATCCCATAGTGTTTCATTTATTAATCTATCAATTACATTCTCACCCTTCTTTGTTGTATACGAAGGATCCCATAGCTTCACTCGATTGTTTGGCTGAATAGCAAAATTACCATCTTTGCGCTGAATTACATGACCACATTTGTGCTGTCCTGGATTTACTGAATATCCGGTATCAAGTATATTGATATCGGGATTATGCCAATCCAGGGTGAACATATATTTTCCATCAACTTTTTTCCTATGGCGATTGATGTATGTCATTGACATTCCACGCATGTGCTCAAAGATTGTCACACTGATGTGGGATGAGAAGCTGTTCCATAGCACAAGGTCGTGTAGATCCACCTCAGGAGCGTCCAGGGTAGCGCAGAATGCATTTATAGGTGCCCGCCACCAAACCCCGCCATCTTCCATTAGAAAATGAAATACAGGCGCTCTGTCGGGGATAGATGCCACACCGAAGATTACGCACGGAAATTTTAATTCGTGACTATCAATCTGATTACGAAGGAAATTGCCACGGACATAGCATTCAATGGGCGGGATGGAGGCGTTTAGTTCAGGCATTGTTCTTTCGGCGTTTCTCTAGAAGCTGAAAGTCCTTTACCTTTGTTTCACCCATATAATTCCAAGCGTAGCCTTCCTTGATTAAAATTTCGTTAACCGACAATTTGCTATCATCAATAAACAGCCAGCCAAGAATTCTGCCGTACTTTTCTGTGGAGTCTGGCTTTTCTGTCTTAATTACAATATTAGAAGCACCCTTTAAAAGTTCGTTCAATTTTTCTTTGACCTCAAGACCTAGCTTTTTTTCGTGAACATCCTTGGTTCTTGATTCAGGCGTGTCAATACCAGCCAAGCGAACTCTTTGAAAAAAAGAAATATTAAACCCCAAATCGATATCAACATCAATGGTATCTCCATCAACGACCTTGTATACTTTTTTGATTCTATACTCGTACATGATAACAAATTATATCACAGTGCGCCCTGCAGGGATCGAACCTGCGACCAAAGAATTATGAGTTCTCCGCTCTAACCACTGAGCTAAAGGCGCTTGGCTGGCTAGGCAGGGCTCGAACCTACGACCGTCGGTTTTGGAGACCGATGCTCTACCAACTGAGCTACTAGCCAATACTTAACCAATTAATTTTTTAAGTGCATACTTGAGAACGCCATAGTTTGGTTTATTACTTTTTGAACTAATAAGAATATAATTTTCTTTTAATAAATTATCTATTTTGAGTCGATTTTGTTCTGAATGGTATTCGATAAGATATACAGCTGGATTGTGTTTGTATGATTCAATAATTTCAATTTCAGCACCTTCTGTATCAATTTTCATAATAAGACATGCAGGCAGATCTGATGCGTTACATATTTCCACTTCTTCACCATCTTCAGTCTGCTGATCTCCTTTAAATAAACTAGCTTCACCAATATTATTTTTTCCATAATATATTTTTTGTTTTCTATTACCCGATCCAATACCAACATTAAATAATTGAACATTAGTCATATCTGATGTATTTTTTTGCAATATTTCAAAATTTGATTTTACTGGTTCAAAGCAAACAATTTCTGCATTTGCCCAACGCGCATTTGCCCATCTTGTAAATGCCCCAATGTTTGCACCAATGTCAAATATTACTGGATTTGGTGTGTTAAATGGAACTTCATATTCTCCGGCAAAAACTTTCTGAATATGGCCTAGCATGTTTTCTGGAATGTACATAAATCTCCTTTGAGCCCGATGTAGGAATTGAACCCACGACCACCTCATTACAAGTGAGGTGCTCTACCGCTGAGCTAATCGGGCAGTCTTTTTTTTATTTTTTTTAACTTTTGTTTTTTTATTTGGCATTTTTGGAAGAGGCATCGTTGGTGATACAACCTCTGCAATTAAATCAATGACTCTTTCTGTTTGATATTCAATTGCATTTATAGTTGCTTGAACAATCTTTCTACCATGAATATCATCTTCAAATGGCTCCATGACTTGCCCTGCCGACTCTGTAATTGGAGACATATGACAATGCAATAACTCATGAACAACTGTGTTCCTTAAAATATCTGGCTTTTCTTTTCTATAGTTTTTATTTAAAGCTATAGTCGCACGATATTGACCATAAATAACATCGCACTCCCCAAGAGCATCGCTGGAGCAGGGTTTATCTTTTAGATCAATTTTCCATTCAGACAAACCCATTTTCCTTCTAAGGATTTGAACATATGAATTGATCCATGGCTCTATGTGGGGGCTTGGAGTTTTCATTAATAAGTACCGTCTATAACTTTAAAACCATTCTCTCTATCGAATACCATATATTGATATTCGATCATATCAAAAAACTTTTGAATTTCACTTAATACAACCGTCGCACTCAGTTCAGAACAGGTGTAAAGATCAAACTGTAAAAGCGCTGGAACTTGTTCATCCCACACATGAAATGCTATATGAGATGTTTCAATCATTACAACAGCCGTTGTGCCGCGATTCCCTGGCGCTTCCACATATGAAACAAAGGGCCCTTGTATAATTTTCATATTAATTTTTTCAACAAGATTCTTTAACCAGCCATGTGTTGTCTGACTATCAGTGGGTGGTTTGTGACAGTGCCCTCTAAGCAGCAGGTGTTTATGTATTGGCTTTTTCATAGTTCTCCTGGAGTGGTAACATAAATGTTCCTTCTAACCACATTAATGCAATAATGGAATATCCAATCATATCGAGAAAGGTGTCATAAATGCTTTCGTCTGAAACGGCATTGCCCATATTCTCTTTTTGTAAAATATTTTCTGCTCTTGCAATTTTATCGTGAATTCTAATTACCAAACCTGTAATTGCAAACATCGCAATGTTCTTGTGTCCGTAATCTTTTTGTTTTTTAATTACCGTATCAATAACATTTAATATATCAATATCTTTATTAAGATAATTTTTAATAGAATTGATTGCATTAAAAGATATTGCAATCCATAAATCTTTATGGTTATTAAGAACCCTTGTATCATCTATTTCAACTTTGTCGAGATATAAGTCAGATTTGATATAATAGTCAATTACTGATCTTAGATTTTCAATTTCAGACCTACCGTTTTGTACATAAATCAAATGTTTATTAAAATGTCTTTTTGAATAAAAACCGTACATCTTCCAAATATATTCTGCAGCATCTTTTGCTGCATGCTCCCAGACGATGGATCTTTTAGTTGCGTAAATAGGAATAACTGGAATACCTAAAGACACATCGCCTGGGAACAACATATCAGCCTTCCTTGGCTCTTTCCGCTTCAGGGTTTAAAATTTCAAACTGCCCTCTACCGGTTTTTTTGAAGAACTGCCTGTTGGCATTATAGAAGTTATAAAAGGTCGGTAGAGAGATTTTTACTTCTTCCGAAAGTTTTGCCGGAGTAACAATCTGACCAACGTTTTGTTTTAGATAACTTGCAATAATTTCTTTTTTGGAACGAGTCTTATTCACTTTTGAACCTCCTTTCTGTTTAAATCCAAACATAGACGCAGCCTGTTTGGCTAAATCGGGGCTTATGCCATAATAAGAAACTGTCTTGGACACGTCCCAGTTTTTATGGTGTCCATAAAATACGCAAGCACCGGCTCTCTCCATTCCGGGGATGGACAGGTCAAGCTTTGCCATATAAACGTCATAAAGAGATTCCATTTCTTTAAATGAGATTTTATACGAGTTCTCTTCTTCGGGGGTGTTGAGTTCTGCTGTCATAGTAGATATGCTAGCACATTTTATAAATGCTATTTATAAATACCGAAACAATTTAAAAAAACAACCAGCCCCCACACCGCAAATAACTTCTCAGAATACTTGCAGCCAAGAGCTGGTTGTTAAAATTTATTTTTTCTTAATCTTAACCTTTGATGGCTCTAGGTGACCTAGGGCAATGTGAGAGTCAAGTTTTTCTTCAACATGATCAATCTTGACTTCAACATGATGAACATCTTTGTGAAGATCAATAAGCTTTTCCATTACACTACCGTGATCTGCTTTATTCTCTTCCCTGCCCTTTTGAACCAAGACAGCAAGAAGTCCACCAATTGCAGTAATGACTGCTACAATTACGGCTTCCACTTACTTAGCCATTAAAAATTCGGCAATCACGTTTGTATCAATATCAAGCTTTCCATGCTTTTCTTCAAATGAAGAAAGAGCAGCAACCAGATCTTCTTTCTTGACCTGCTCGGCTTTCCCTGGACCATCAACATCATCTGCCGCCGGAGCGCCCGTCGATGGTTGAGAAACAGTGCCAGTATCAGAGCCGGCTATCGACTGCGTGGTTTCTGTAAGCATATAGGTTACATCCTTCACTGCCTTCGAAAGAACATCAACCTGCTCTTGGTGGTAGGCTGCTGCAGCGAGAGCCTCCTTAAGCAAAAACTGGTGCTTTAAAATCATTTTTTCAGCATTGTCTACTGGAATTTTAATTGTATTCATAGGAACCTCCTGGGTATCTATATATTGTAGCAGAAGTATTGTATTTAATCATTCTCCTGCATTTCGCTTTCTTCCATTTCATATTCTTCATCTTTTACAACACCGTCTGGTATTATTGCAAAACGACACTTGCCTTCCGGCTCGACTGCCCGTGCTATAATTTTACAAACACCATTGCCTTCATATAATACACAATTGGCACATTTTACGCCAATATCCGCAACGTTGTTTTCCCTTGGTGAATCATAACCGGCCCAGACTCCGGTTTCATCCTCATTAAATTTACCGTAATGTGTAGTTAATGCGACTAGCATGTCTGCGAGCATAGCTTCTTGATGCTCAAGATCTTCGGCAATTTTATTAACACTTTCAAGACTCTTAGAAACAACTCGATAGCCACCACCGCGTCTTTTGTATTCTCTAACCAACCATGCATTTGCATATGCCGATGGATATACATCAAACTTTGCTTTAGCAGCAGCCTTTACTCTAGCATACAGTGAGGGGTTTGTTGGAACATTTCTTTTTTCCATTTTTTCTGTTGAGACATTGATTGGCTTTTTATCCTCCCTGCGCTGGGTGGACTCAGCTCTCCTTTTTCTACGAACTGCCGATCTCCGTTGCGATTCTGACATTCTTGCGGCCCTTGCAGCCGGAACACACTTGGGATACTTACCGCTGCTTGCATCGTTTCTTCCACATGGCTCATATCCACCACCGGCTTTTGGTCTTGAGATATCCACCCATCTTTCGTTAAACCATGTAGTAAGATTTTTTTTAACCTCTTCTGGAAAAACCAGCACCTTCTTCTTTTTCTTTCTTGACCCCGAGTAGCCTTGTTGAGGATTCTTTATACCGGACCCCATTGACCCAGTAGTAACTTCACCTTCTTTTTCCATGTATCCAGCAGCAGCCATTGCAGCACCTTGAGCCTCAGCTTGCCTTCTTGCTTCACTTTTTGAAGAGTCATCTCCATCTGTATATGTATAGCACTTACCGCTATCACCATATTTAAAACCTGGCTTACCGTTGGATGAGCAGGGACCTACTGGCATGATTACTCTATTCTACCACTACTTGTAGTAGCTAACCAAATCATCTTGCTCCCACCTATAGACGGGCATACTAACATCATGAAATGCTGCATATGCATCATCTGATGAGTAATAGATTCTGGCATACGCTTTCCTTACGTTTTCATCATACACCGGGCAGCTTGGGTTAGGGTCTAAATACAAGGCTTTGTATTGATACTTGTCCGTTGTTAAGTGAATGGCTTGAACCACTGTAAGTCTCTTCATACAAAAAGGACAAACTTTTTCTGGATAGGGGAAGTCCTTAATAGCACCGCCAAGTATATGCCCATGATTAATTAAGTTTGCGTATTTATTTATCATCATCGTCCTCATGTTTTAATATAAAATCAATAATTTGATCAACAGACTTCTTTGCTATCTCAACCCCGTCCATTAAGCAATTCATTTCTTCCAGGGACATCGGATACTCATCCTCTGGGCTTTGAATAAAGAAGGCCGGGACATAAGAACCCCGCCACGGAACAGCCTTGATTATTATTGAAAGACTCTCAATATCCTCTAAATTTTTATCACCGTCATAAGGTATGATTTTCATCGCAATCTATTCCGCTTTCAGTAACTACTGTAATGTTCTGGTAAGATACTAACATATTTCTTAAAACTTTTTTTAACAGGCTGCGATCAAAATTTTTAGTTTTACCAAATATCATGCAAACTTCGTAATTTTCAATTTCATTTGTAAAAAACATTTTATAGTGTTTATCTTTAATAATATTTGCCGTCTTATTTAAGGTAACTTTAATCCATAATTTTACAAATCTAGAAGTAGTAGCTGGGCAGATATATATATAAACATCTGATTGTTTTAATTGTTTTAAGAATGAAGTTATATACTGATACGGGTGTGCTGTGTCACTTAATACTAGTACTTTCTTATTATGTAAGTAAGAATAGTCAATACTGTCTGGGGGGTACATTACTCTTTGTTTGTTGAGCGATATCTGTGCAAGATAACAAACATGCTGGAGATGAATGATAGTATCAAAGCTGCGCCCCAGCCAGTATCATGATCCCATCCCCAACTCACAGCTGTCTTGAACAAGAATGCGTTGAGCAAAACGTAAATAAGGTAAACGAGAATATTTGTTGCCATGGAAACATTATACACGAAAATCTCCGCTCAAATTTCTCTAAAAATTTTTTTTTCAAGACGGTTTCTCAGAAAAAAATGTGCTATGCTACGCATGCGGGCATGCGAAGCAGTCTAAGTATACTTATATACATTTATATACTTATATACTAAGCATACTAAGCATACCTCGATAAGAAGAACGGTGGTATAATTCCTTTATGAAAATCATAGGCATAGTTGAGTCAGATGATTACAGCGGCGCTGCGATAGTAGACACCGGGTATATTTCAATAATTCAAGCAAATGATTGCTGGTTTGCCGCCTCAAGATGTATGTTTAGTCACATGCCAGTAACTTGTGAAATTTCTAAGGATGAAGCTCAAAAGTTTGTAGATAGTGGTGTAAAGTGTCTCAGTCTAGATGACGAGATTAATCCACCAAAGAAAACTGCAAAATCAAAAAAACCCAGAAAGTAGCTTCACATGAGAAAAATTAGTTGGTTCACCCCAGGCTCTGTTGACATCTCCGGAACTCGCTGGTACAGCCCAGGCTACCCAGTCGCTGCAGTCGCAACCATTAATGCTTTAAAAGAAAAAGATGTAGCTGTATTTTATAATAAAAATGAAATACCATATCATGTAAATTTTTGTTTACCGTATTATTATCAATATCAAAATGTTTATAAAGTTGGCTACACTCCTTGGGAGTCAACAAAGATACCCAAGGGCTGGGCCGAGCACATGAAGCAATGCGATGAGATATGGGCTACTTCTAATTTTGTTAAAAGTGTATATGAGAAAAACAATGTTCATCATGATATACATGTGATACCTCACGGTATATCGAGTGATTTTTCTATCCTGGATAGAGAGGTTACAGATACATTTAATTTCTTACATGTTGGCGGAGACTCAAAAAGAAAAAATGCTCAGATGGTTGTTGATGCATTTCTCGAGCTGTATGATGGCGATGAGCAGTACAGGCTGTATCTAAAATATAATAACTTCTGTTTTGCAGAAATATATTTTAATGGCAAGCTTCTTCCTGCCACAGTTCATCCACAAATTATTGGCGTACCAGGTTCATTGGATGTTGAAGACCTAGTACGTCTTTATCACAATTGTCATTGCATGGTTTATCCAACAAGCGGTGAAGGCTTTGGCATGATTCCATTTGAAGCGATATGTACAGGAATGCCAACTATTGTGACAAATGAAACAGGCTGTAAAGATTTTGCGCACTATTCGATTCCGCTAGATGCAGAGTTTGTTGTAGCCGACTGGAATAATAAACAGTTTGACGAAGACACTGGCATGTGGGCTTCACCAGATTTTGAACAACTAATTGACTTAATGAAATCCGTTGTTAGCGAATACGATGAGTTTAAAAAGTATACAATAAAATCGGCAAAAATATTGCACGCGGAGCAGTCTTGGTCGGCGGTCGCTGATAAGATAGTTGATCGCATCAAATATTACGAGCAACTAATATAGACCTTAGTATTTTTGATTGCTAGCTGTATTCTAATAAAGTATTATTAATAGTCCCACTTTCTAGGAGGTATAAAATGTCATTACTATCATCTAATTTTTTGTCTAAATACACAGGTGCTACACCACCATGGGGTTTTGGAGGAATGGGGGAGGTTGTCTACCTTCGAACCTACAGCAGGAAAATTGAAGGAGCCGGTAGATCCGAAACGTGGATTGAAACCATAAAAAGAATTGTTGATGGTGCAGTTGATATTGGTGTTGATTTTACACAAGAAGAAGCCGAACATCTTTTTGATCACATGTTTAATTTGCGCTGCACAGTTGCCGGCAGGGCTTTGTGGCAACTTGGCACTCCACTTGTTTCAAAGTTTTCTGGCACATCTTTAAATAATTGTTTTTTTACAAACATTGAGAAGATTGAGGATTTCGAATTAGTCTTTGATTACCTAATGCTGGGTGGTGGAGTTGGTTTCTCTGTGGAGAGATCTAAGATTCACGATTTGCCAAAAGTAAAGGAAGTCAAACATGTTATTGCCGAAAGAAGTGGAGATGCCGACTTCATTGTTCCAGATTCCCGCCAGGGGTGGAGGGAACTGCTTCATAAAGTTTTAGAATCATACTTTATTACTGGTAAAAGCTTTACGTATTCAACAATACTTATTCGTGAGTTTGGTGCTCCCTTAAAAACATTTGGTGGAACTGCGTCGGGCCCCGGTGCTCTTGTTGAGGGCATCGAGGATATTTGTAAAGTTTTAAACAATCGTATTGGCAAAAAACTTCGCTCTATTGATGTGTTAGATATTTGCAATATCATTGGTAAAATTGTTGTGTCTGGCTCCTCTCGCCGCTCGGCGCAAATTGCTATTGGCGACCCAGATGATATTTTATTTCTTCGTGCAAAAAACTGGTCTTCTGGCTCGGTTCCCGCATGGAGAGCAAACAGCAACAACTCCATTTACGCAGACGCATACCATGAAATTCTTCCGGAGCTATGGAAGGGGTATGATGGCTCTGGCGAGCCCTATGGTCTTGTAAACAGAAAGTTGGCAAGAACGGTTGGCAGGCTCGGGGAGCACTCCCAAGACAACTCTGTTGAGGGATTTAATCCCTGTGCAGAAATTGCATTAGCTGATGGTGAATCGTGCAATCTTTCTACCATCTTTTTACCAAATGTTTCCTCAATAGAACAGCTTAAAGAAATTTCTATTTTGCTTTATAAGGTGCAAAAACAAGTTACTCGTTTATCATATCCATATGAAAAAACAAATAAAATCGTTCACAAAAATGCTCGACTGGGACAATCAATTACAGGAATACTCCAATGTGATGAAAGCAAGATATCCTGGCTATCTGAGGTTTACAATAACTTGAAGAAGTTTGATAAGCAGTATAGTAAGCAAAAAGGCTGGAGTCCTTCGGTTAGGTTAACAACGGTCCAGCCATCTGGCACGCTGTCGTTGCTTCCGGGAGTTACCCCGGGAATTCATCCGGCCTTTGCTGCGTATTATACAAGAAGAGTTCGGTTTGGTTCATCCGACCCTCTTGTTGATTCATGTCGTAAACGCGGCTACAAAGTTGTTTGGGATGTGGGGCTTGATGGGCGAGAAGATCATACTCGATATGTTGTTGAGTTTCCATGCAAGTCACCAGAAGGTTCTGTGCTTGCAAAAAATATGACAGCAATCGAGCAGCTTGAGTGGGTTAAGAAAATGCAAACTGTTTGGGCAGACAATGCTGTTTCAGTAACCGTATACTACAGAAAAGAAGAATTACTAGATATTAAAAAATGGCTCGAGGAGAACTATGATAACTCAGTTAAGTCAGTTTCCTTCCTCCTGCACAGCGATCACAACTTCCCGCTGCCTCCTTACGAAGAGATATCTGAAGAGGAATACAACAAGACAATCGAAAAAATTGATTTCTCTGTACCCCTCCAACAAAATGTTGGTAACTACGAAATACTGATTGATGACTGCGCAACTGGCGCTTGTCCGGTAAAATGACCCAAGCAGTGCGTGGTATTCAGAGAGACTGGGTTAAGTTGTACCTATATTCTTCATTTTTGTACTTTTTTTAACGAAAGTGGTGTACAATATATTCAATGAGTCACGAATCTATTAAAAACAGTCGCCTATGGGTTCCGCCAAGAACCTATGGGGTTTGTATCTGGATTATGCCAGACGGAACACCCCTGTCGGATGGTGATGGTGTGCTGTCTGCAGAAGGCTTTGTTGGCGACAAGAGTATTGAGAAAAGAGTTGCCCAAGCAGCCAAGTATTGGACCGGTAGTGAAGAAGGCCGGGTGTCTTGGGTCCACGGCGCTAGGAAGATTAGTGGTAGTGAAAGAGATGATCAGGTTGAGCGGCTAAAGGATGGATTGATTCCCGACCCGTATGAAGATTTATTTGATAATTTAAAGAGGTAGTATGGGAAAGCAAATGGTTCATGTTGAAGACACTGATGCTGATACTGAGATAGAGGATGTCTCCTATATAGGCTTTGAGTCTACGCCGGTAATAGATGATCCGTTTTTAAAAATTAGTTTTAATTCGCTGTCTCCAAAGATGAAAAGAAAAGCCAATAAACTTTCTAAAAAATTTGTTGGCATTGATGGCGTTGGAACAAAGTACATTGATCCAGAAACGCTGGATGGATACTCACTATACGATATTGTCAACCCTCCGTATGACTTAGACAACCTGTCTAGTCTTTTTGATTCTAGTGCAATCCATAACGCTTCAGTAACTGCAAGAGTTATGAATACCGTTGGTCTTGGTTTTGAGTTTAAAGAAACACTAAAGGCTAGAAGAAGAATAGAGAAAGCAACTGATAATGAAGAAAAACTATACAGAGTGAGAAAAGAATTGCAAGATGAAAAAGAAAGACTAGAAGAGGTTTTTGAAAATTTAAATATTGAAGAAACTTTTATTGAAACAATGATAAAAGTTTGGCAAGATGTTTTAACAATTGGCAATGGGTATCTTGAAATCGGAAGAAACAATTCTGGTCAAATCGGATACATTGGGCACATTCCTGGAACACTTGTTAGGGTAAGGAGAAAAAGAGATGGATTCGTTCAAATCGCAAGAAGCAACAAAATCACAGCAGTTTTTTTTAGAAACTACGGCGACAAAGAAACCCAGGATCCGATCAACTCAGACCCAAGACCGAATGAGGTTATTCATTTTAAGACTTACTCTCCTAAGAACACATATTACGGTATTCCGCCTGCAGTCTCTGCTGCGTCTGCAATTGTTGGCGACAAGTTTGCGAAAGAATATAATATTGACTATTTTGAAAATAAAGCTATTCCTCGGTATGCTATAATTCTAAAAGGTGCAAAACTAAGTAATAAATCAAAACAAGAATTAATTAATTATTTTAGAAAGGAAGTCAAGGGACGCAATCACGGTACTCTTGTTATTCCAATTCCCGCATCCATTGGCGCTGATAGCGACATTCGTTTTGAAAAATTAGAAGCCGGTATACAGGATGCATCGTTTGATAAGTATCGTAAATCTAATAGAGATGAAATTCTTGTTGCAAATAGAGTGCCGGCCCCAAAGGTTGGAGTGTACGATAATGCCAACCTGGCTGTTTCAAGAGATGCTGATAAAACATTTAAAATGCAAGTGGTTGCGCCAGATCAATCAGTAATCGAAAAAAGAATAAATAGAGTTATGATGGAGTTTAGTGATCTATTTGTTCTTAAGTTCAGGAGCGTAGACCTTGTTGATGAAGATATTCAGTCTAGGATTAACGACAGATATCTTAGAACTGAAGTTATTACTCCAAATGAAGTTAGGTCAACGCTTGGATTGCCAGAGAGATCGGATGGGGACGCCCCTTTGCCGTTCCCCACTAAGAGAGATAAAGAGGGGCCGGGCGCTCCGTTTGGAAATTCTAATAATGATATAATTGCTCCAAGAAACGCAGCGGCGGATTCCGAGGGGCAATCCACTGACCCAAGGCAGTCTGGAGACCAGGCTGAACGGGGAGAAAATCAAGACAACTTAGGAGGTAGTCAATGAGTAACGCAATGGGTATTGTTTATTCGAGTACGGGGGTGGATAGCACGGCAAATACCGTGTCCTTAAATAACCACACCGCCAGTATTTACTTTCATAATACAAATGAAAGCACAGATGCTGTGGTGAAGTTAAATGGGGGGCCCCACCAGGTCCTGATTCCAGCAAATAAGAATTATGTTGAAATCCCCGGGGATTATACAAGGTTTCAGATTGTTACGGCAAATGTTGTCGTAGCAGTCTATGCCATAGGATAATTTGCTGTATAATAGATTGTTGATTAAACTAAAATTAAACTATGACCACATTTAACCTATCCTTCCCAATTGATATGATCAAGAAAGAAGAGAGAATAGTTTCGGGAATTGCAACTGCTGACAATATTGATAAAGTCGGTGACATTGTTGATTTCGAAGCATCCCTATCTGCTTTTAAGAGCTGGCAAGGCAACATTCGCGAAATGCACGCACCGATTGCCGTTGGTAAGGCAATTAGCTATAAGCCAATTAAGATTAGAGGCGTAGAGGGTGAGGAATATAATGCCATTCAAGTCGAAGCCTACATTTCAAAAGGTGCAGAAAATACATGGCAAAAAATTCTTGACGGAACGCTTCGTGCATTTTCAATTGGCGGAAAGATTGTAAGAAAAGAAATGGTGCAAAATAAAGTTCATAACGGAAGACCTGTGCATATTATTAAACAGTATGATCTTGGCGAGCTAAGTTTAGTTGATAACCCAGCTAACGCAATTGCTACAATTGATCTTGTTAAAAAAGCAGACGATGGTGCGCTCGATTATATTCTTGGCACCGATGGTGGGATTGAAAAGAAACAGCCAATCAAAGACCCCAAGGGTGGTTTAACAGCGGCAGGCAGGCGTTACTTTAATCAAAAAGAAGGGGCTAATCTTAAACCGGGTGTCAAGGGTGCTGCCGACACTCCGGAGAAAATGCGCCGCAAGGGTTCTTTCCTTACAAGATTTTTTACTAATCCATCTGGCCCTATGAAGAAGCCGAATGGCGAACCAACTCGCCTCGCCCTCTCTGCTACGGCATGGGGGGAGCCGGTCCCGCAGAACGGAGCGGACGCAGCACGGCTCGCCGCCAAGGGTAGAAGATTGCTGGAAAGGTATCAAAATTCAAAGAAAAAAACTAATAAATCTTTTGATGTTAATGAAGTAAATAGTGAAGAGGCTCTGATTGATACATTGTTAATGTTGGAGACTGAAAATGTCGACTATAGATCGGAAGATCTTTTAGACTTCCTTTTGGACAGCGTATACAACGAGCTTCCAGAAGTTTCGGAGGTGGATATGATTGACGAAAAGCTGTTGCTCAATGATGAAAATTATGGTATAGTGATACCTATGGATAATTCTATTGACAAAGAATCCGAAAAACTATCACTAGTTAAAAAGTTTGTTTCCTGGTTAACAGATCAGCCAGGAGATAATTCACTTGAAAAAAGTGAGCAGGCTGAAGCTTCAATCGAAGCCGAAGTGAAAAATGATCAGATGGAGGAAGAAATGGATATAGAGATTCTGAAAGAAGCTCTTGGTTCCGTCATCGATCAAAAGCTTAATGACTTTGCTACTTCGCTTAAGGCTGAAGTTCAGGCAGACGTCTCAGCTAAGATTGATGAAGTAACTAAGAATTTTGAAACCCAGAAAGAAGAGATTTCTCAAAAGTTGGAATCAACAGAGAAGTCTCTCGAAGAGCAAACAGCAAGAGTTGAGGAATTCGCTCAAGCTGGAGCAGTTAAGAAGAGTGTTGATCCGGAAGATGACGATCAGGTAGAGGCTTTAGTCAAGTCTGAACCCGAGAAGCCTTTTTGGGACAACATCTATTTGGACCAGGGAATAATTAAATCCTTGGGCTATAAGTCATAAGTTAAGGAGGCAAAATTACTATGGCAACACAAGAAGAAATTTTATCTAAAGCTAATGAAGTTACCAGCAGCGTAGTCAACGCGGGTAGCGGTGGATTGCTCAAGCCTGAGCAATCAAATCGTTTCCTTGATTATGTGATCGATCAGTCCGTTCTCATGAAGAACGCTCGCGTTGTTCGCATGCGCACACCGCAAATCGAAATTGATAAGCTGGCAATTGGTACTCGCTTGATGCGTAAGGCAACTGAAGCAACAAACGATGGCTCAAATGCGGCTGTTACTTTCTCAAAGGTAACGCTCACATCAGTTAAACTGCGTTTGGACTGGGAGCTCAGCACTGAGTCTCTCGAGGACAACATTGAAGGTGCTTCGCTCGAAGATCACTTGGCTCAAGTAATGGCTCGTCAAACAGCTAATGACCTTGATGACTTGTTGATTAGCGGCAACACATCTTCAAACAATACATTGCTCAAGGCGCTTGATGGTTTCACCAAACTAGCCCTTGCTGGTGCAACAGTTGTTGATGAAGGCGGCAACAATGTTAGCCGTGCAACATTTGACAGAGTTCTGCGCAACATGCCGAACAAGTACCTGCAGAAGCGCAATGAGTTGCGATTCTACA